TTATGCCGCCATAGCCAACGGAACACACCAGATATCACGATGCCGGGAACGCATACGGTGGATAAATTCGGAAACGTTGGTGCCTCTTTTTTGTTGCTTGTGTAGGCTACGCAACCGAGAAGCAAGATACGCCTGACCGGTAGAAATCACGCTTTCAAGATCATCGGTTTTACATTCAAGAATAGTGCCGAGGCTGATAGTGCAGCCGGCGATCAGATCAAGCAAGTGCTCGATGTTCTTTGTCGGGACTTTCTTTCTGCGAAACACGGTATAAAGGTTTTCCGACCAGTTAACCGTCTGGACATTTTGCCACCAGGGATGCATAACAGCTCGATCCTGATGCCGGTTCTCCCGGTCAACCGGTTTTGCTGAAAATCGCGTCCATTCTTGGGTAAGATATTTCCAGATACCAGATGCCTTTTCCCGAAGGTCTTCCAGACTGTGAATATGCATTTGTTTTAGCACCGGACGACGAAGCTGAAACTCCACCCTTGTAACGGCGGTTTCGTTATAGCTTTCCTTTCCCCAGACAGAGGCAAATACAATCTGTTTTGAGGCGTCGTGCTTGAGTTCAAGAACCTTGTCGTAGACACGCAACATAATATCGCCCTTACCGATCCTGACCCCGGTTTCATTAGGTTTTTCCTCCGACTCAAAATAGTCTTCCGGACTGTCCGACAAGCCGAGCCGACCAATATCCTGCGATAGTGTAACGCCTTCCAGTTTCCGGCGATCATGATATGCACTAAACTTGTTCGCCCTGGTGATCCAGTATTGATAATTTTCCAGCGGCAGAGTCTCAATGTCCTGGCCAATGAAATCAGCGCAAAGGTGGACTTCTGAAATCGTGTTTTTTACAACATGACCGCCATAATCTTCAATAAGGTCATGAACTGTTTGCAAGACAGTATCAAAACCGGGATTCCAGCAGGACAGGGAGCCAATATCAACCAGGACGTTTGGTGTATTCATATCTTTTCGGCGAGAAAAAAAGATGTGTAGATCCCCACGGGAAATATGATAAGCATAACCGCCGTGCCGACCGGAGGAATGGACATTGAAAACAAAGCGATCTTCACCGTTCTTATCCAGGGTGATAGGTGTCACGTCATGACAGAGTTTTGCGTCTATCTTCGCACTGTCAAGGATCTCAAAGAGTTCGTTCAGGTCACTAACTTTTGAACTTTTGTTTTCAAAGACTACATAGAATCCGATCTTAAGACGATCTATACCTTTGGCGACTTCGACCCCCCATGTTATTCCGGCTTGGGGGGTCGAAGGAGGTACTGCAAAAAAATTACCAGAGACAGAATGATCCAAAGTAGCCATAAGATTGATCCTTATAAGGTTATGTCCGGTACAGAACTTATTGAGAGCCGCCGGTACCCCTCCCTTAGGGAGGGGAAACCGTCAGCCCTCAAGCTTGGATGAATCACGTTTCTTACTGATACTGAAACACTTGAGAATTTGCGAACCGGGTGGAACTTCCGGAACAAGTGCGGTTACACCGTCCGGCAGCAATATTTTATAGGAAGAACAAGTCTGTTCCCTGGAGGTACCATCTTTTGATTGAACTGCTTGCTTTGAAGAATCAGGGGAAGTAACGGAGCCGTGCTTGCCGACTTTTTTCGCGGATGCTGCAGCCGTAGCCATAGCCTTATTTGTTCCGAAGACATCGCCGGTGGCCAGGCTCGACTTGCTGCCCATCCAGATCACACCAAGCAACACGATCGGAATTGCATAGAATACTGGATGCCGGAGGACGTTAACGGTGGTCATAATGCTCTGTTCCTTGATATCGGCAGCAGCATAAGACTTGTAACACTGGAAGACCTTCTTTTCATACGCGCAGGTTGCCTTACTTAAAGGCTGTCCGTTGTGGTCATCTCCAGAATAAGCATACCGGAGGTATCTATTGCTGACCATCGAACCGAAGAAATTTACTTTCCGATAAAAATAAGTCCATTCAATCAACGACCGGACATGTTTTTCTATCTTTTCCAGATCCTGAGTAATCAGCACCAGGTCACAGCCTATGTGTCGATGGGTAGACATCCAGTCGGCAAACTTGTTGTTAGCTGATGATTGCCAATTACGGTTTGAAAAAAGCTTGTGGACTTCATCAATGACGATCAGGGAACCGTTTTCCACGAAATCCCAGAAGCACTGCATTTCTGAATCTGTTTTATGCCGGAGCTGATAATCAAGCTGATAATCATCCAGGCCGGTATAGGCTTTGATAAACTCTTGACAGAAATCATTGTCGAGACCTTCTATATTGGTATAGACCACCTTGCCGGACTTGAGGTTATCAAGAATCTTACGCACAGCATCATAGCTTTTACCGCTGCCGGGAGTGCCTACAAAGCCGAAGATCATGGGTCTATATCCTCGTGAGAGCTGC